AATTGCGGCAAGTTGCGCGGGCGCTTGCCGTATCTCAACGGGAACGGGCGCGGCGGCGGCGGTTGTTCCGTTTTGAACGGGCGCGACAATTCCTTGCGCCGCGTCTTGACTTGCGGCCATATCCTCGTTAAGCGCCGTATTGAGGCGCATTTCCAACGAGGCAATATCCCGCGAAACTTCCCCGCGCTTTTCTTTATTTTTAATACGCCCTTCTTCCCAAGATTCACCGCCGAAAAATACGCCCGCGCCCTTTACCGCGCTTGCGCCCGTCATTTCACCCGTATCGTATCCAAACTTTTTACTTTCACGATTTAACGCGCCGAGTTCATTCTTTTTCTTTTGTATTTCGTTCTTTATATCTTGAATCTGCTGTTGACGTTGCGCTTTATTAAAAGCAACTTGCGCGGTTGCCATATTGCTAATAGAACGGCTTGCCGCGTCGCATTTTATACCTAAATCGCCATAACGCGACGTCAATTCCGCGACTATGCCTTGCGCGTGCGCAAATTCCTGATTAGTCAAAGAGCCCTGCGTCGCAAGTCGTTTTAATTCCTCAAATAACGCCGCGTCTTGCGTTCTTTGTTGCTCGTGCGCTTGCGATAACTGGACCGCGTTTTCGCTTGCTTCTCTTGCCGTTGCCGCCGCTTTACTTGCGCCGTTTGCCCAACGGTAAAGAGCATAACCGCCCGCCGCAATTGCCGCAACAACGGCAGTTAGACCGCCATAAAAGGCAAGGGACGCTTTAAAACTTGCCGTTGCCGTTGCCGCCGTTGCCGCCGCCGTTGCCTCTTGTAATTCCGCCGCCGCTAGTTGCCTAGTTGCAACCGCTTGCGCGTATTCGACGGGCGTTGTAGCTAACTTTTCAAGTTTAACGGCCCGTTCTAACGCCGCCCGTTTCGTATTGACAACCGCTTCTGCCGCCGCCGCCGCCGTTGCCGCCTTAGTCGCGCCTGTTAAAAAACTTATAGCCGCCGAAACGCCCGATATTGTAGAATGTACCAGTTGAATTGAACTAGATACAAGCCCAACGGCGCGTCCTAAGCCCCATAACGCCGCCCCGCAAGCAGTTACAACCGCGCCAACTTTAACGCCCGTAACAAGTAACGCGCTATTAGCAGAAACCCACGCTGTTATATCGCCTAAACTATTCTGGAGATTCGTTCCGAATTCAGTTAAGGCGGGCGCAAGCCCTTCACCGATCGCAATTGCCGCGCCCTCTATTGCGCTTTTCGTTATGCGAATTGCGCCGCCTAAGCCTTTATCCATTTGCGCCGCCGTTGCTTGCGCCGTGCCGTCGCAATTGCGTATAGCGTCGTTTAAGTCGTTAAAGTTAGCTGTTGCAAGAGATAAAGACGCGGCAAGCGGGCGTTTCCCGAATAGCTTGTCGAAAATTGCTAAACGCTCCGCGTTAGGTAACTGCGACGCCGCTTGCCCGATTTTCAAAATGACGTCGGGCAACGATTTTAAATTGCCGTACTGGTCTACAACGTCAAAATTAAACGTTTCTTTTATTTCCTCTTGAATTTTCGGGTCAGCCAATTGCGTTAGCATATTTCGGAGCGACGTTCCCGCCATACTCCCTTTTATGCCAAAATTTGCCATTGCGGCAAGCAGAACCGCTGTATCTTCAAGAGATAGATTAGCCTTTTGAGCAATAGGCGCGGCGTACTTCATTGCCTCGCCTAAATCTTCTAACGTCTGCGCCGAATTATTCGCCGCCGCCGTCATAACGTCGCAAACGTGCCCCATTTTCGACGTTTCGAGCCCGAATTGCCGCAGGGTATTTCCGGCAATATCGGTCGCGAGGGGGATTTCCGTCCCCGTTGCGCGGGCTAAATCCATAACCCCCGCAATACTTTCATTTATCTGCGTTGCAGTAAAGCCCGCCCGCCCAAGCGCGGCCATACCGGAACCGACCTCGCTTGCCGTCCAACTTGTTGTCCGGCCAAGCTGTTTAGCTTGTTCCGTTAGCTGTTCGAACGCTTTGCCCGTTGAACCCGTAACCGCTTGCGTGAGCCGCATTTGGTCGTCGAAATCGGCAAACGTCTTAACGGCAAGCGCGAGCGGCGTTGCTATTGCCGCCGCGCCAAAAACGGTCGACGCGCCCAACGCGCCCGCGCTTGAACTAAAAGAGCGCAAACGACTTTCAGCAGACCGTAACGCCTTGTTAAAATTAGAATCATTTACGCCTAATTCAACAAAAGCGCGTCCCGCTCTAATTCCCGCCGCTGTCGCCATTTATCGCCCCGCCGTTCTTTTGAGAAATTCCACAAGTGTTGTTTCTGGTTGCTCTTGCGACATTTCCCGCTTTATCTTTTCCCGCATTTCCTTTAACCGTAACCGTTCAAACGGGTTATAAAATGCGGGCTGTTTAATATTTGCCTTTTTCGTAACGTGCGCATTGTGAACAATAGCCGCGATAAAAGAAACCTGTTCCCAAGTAGCCTCAGCGCGGCCTTTTGCGTATTGTTCCAACTCGTACCACGTTAGCTCGCCGAAACTTGCGCCGACTCCGGCGCGTCCGGCGATTCGAGCAACGTCTCCCCAACTAACGCCTGTTCCGCCGCTTGCGCTTTTTCCGTCCTCGTTGCCAAGTCCTTCTCGACCGCCGCAACCAGCCACTTCTTGCCACGTTCCGCGAAAAAAAAACGGTATTCGTTAAAGAACGCCTTCTCAACGTTTTTAAACGTTTCCCCGTCGATACTTTCAGCGAATTGTTCAGGCGTAATCGCTTGCGCTTTAATCTGTTCTTTCAACATTGCAGCAACGACTTGCCCCAAATAGAGATCGTCGTAAATAAGCAAGTCAATAACAGGAATTTCCGCGCCCTTGTATTCAGTTAAACAAGCAGGGTCGAGCAGATTTGCGCCCGTTGCCGCTTGTACGTCTTGCGCCGTCTTGAAGTTCAAACGCAAGCTCCACAACCGGCCCGCGCTGTCAGTAAATTGTTGCACTTTATCACCTTTCGTTATATAAAACAACGGGGAAACAAGAGGGGAAAAGCCCCTAATATTTCCCCGTTTTCGGAATGTGTTACACGCCCGCGTATTGCGTTCAGGTAGTGCCGCCGCCCGTCGATTGCGTTGCATTATCCGCAACGATTGCGCCGTAACCCGTGAACGTTGCGGTACATTCGACCGCCTCGCCGCCCTTCTCTTGACTTTCCGAATAGTTAGTCAAGCAGAACGTGCCTTTAAAGCCCGTACCCGCGCTCGTTTGCGCATTTTCGGAACGGTAAACGATTTGAACGCCCTTTGTTACGTAATCCGGGTCAAGGAATAATCCGCGGATGCCAACTTGCGCCTCGTCAGTTGCAAGTTTATTGTACGTAACTTCTAACGTTGCAGAACGGCTCGACGGGGCCTCCGCCGTCCATCCCTGATCGTCCCTTGTGCTATTGTCGTTAGTATCCGCTTCAAGCGTCAACGAGCCGCTCTTAAAGCCGCCAAGCAAACACGTTCCAACGGTCAGCGTTCCGTTTTTCGACAAGTCGTAACGCGCCGATAGGTCGATTGTCGTAAAAGCCATTTTTAGCCCCTTACTTATCTTTTATACAGTTGATAAAACACATTTTAGCGGCGTTTAGATTCTTTTCCATTGCCGGAACCATAAAAGGACGCGCCGCAATAGGAACCCGGCGCTCTTTCGTTCGGCTATAAAATAAATCAATCGCCCTTCTAACTTGTGTTTTTCTCTTAACTAAAACAAATTTAAACCAATTGCCGTCCGGTCGAATAGGCGCGTATTTTCCAAGTAAGTCTGACTCGGTAAAGGGCGGCCCTGATTCAATCCAAACGCCGTCGCGCATAACTTGCGCCCGCTTATCCTTGCCGCCGACAAGGAAATCTAAAGCCTTTTGTCGATTAGGGAAACGGCCAACCGTAACCGCGCCCGATCCCTTTTCAAGCGTTTCGGGAACGGTTGCGCCCAAATTGCGGGCCGTTCCTTGCAAGGTTGCGCCAACAACACACGTCTTAGAGGCTTTATCAAACCCGAAATATATATTATTGCGCAACTTGCCAACGTGCGAATACGGCGGGCGGCCCGGCTTGCTAACGGCGTTCTTTCGCTTTACTATCGAATGACGCGCCGACCGTCTAACATAAGAGCCCCACTTGCTTAACGCCCTTCTAACGCCATTGCCAACCGCATTTACAACGGCGGGCTCGTCAAAGAACGCAAACTGCTTACGTTGCGGGGCTAAATATCCGGCTCTATGCGTCATTTTTATACAAGCCTACTCGACGCGAAACAACGACAACTAACGGGGATTTAAGCACATACGCGCTTTCTAAATCTTCCGATTCGTAAAGCCCGTCCACTTGCGCCCCGCCGCCAACAAAGGTCGAACCGTAAACCGTTACCTTGTCAACGGTAAAAACAGAATCGCCAACGGCAATATCGGCGAGCGCCAACTGTAACTGCAATTCCGTCAAGAGTTGCAAAGCGTTGTCGGCGGTTGTTTCGTCTATTCCAGCATACTGAACAAGGGAAACTTCAACCCCGACCGACTCTTTGACAATCTCACGCGTTTCTTGCGTTACCGTTGTCGAAACAGGCTTTACAAATAGCTTTATATCTGTTTCGTTTGCAACGTCAAAATCGGGCGCAAGAGTTACAACGGGCGCAACGTCGAAAATATCAAGCGTTTCAATATAATCGGCTATGCCTTGCGCAACTTTTAACGGGGTACTATTTGCCATAACTGTTTATAAACTCCCCGTTTCTAATTGCGTATGAACTCTAACCAGCGTTTTATATGGGTCATCAAAGCGGTAAAGCTCTTTGCCCATAGGTCTAACGATATAGACCGCGCCGTTAATCGTTATTTTATCGCCCTTTGCAGGTCGATAGTTTAACGCGCCACTAATTAAAACGTCGGTTAAATACACGGTATAACGCCGCCCGTTTTCGCCTATATCTTCAAATTCAGACCGAGCAAGAACAACGGGGATAGAGTCTAAGAGCGTTTCCGCGCCGCGACTTACCGTTGCCGTCGTTCCCGCGTTTGTAAGAAGCTTGCTTCTAAGATATTCTATTCCGTTTTGAAAGAACATTTTAGAACGTTTCCTTGTCTGAATCAGCATAAAGCGGCGTATCTACCGCGCAAAGCGCAACGTCGACAAAACTTTCGCCGAATGTATCGGCAAGGAAATAGGAACCGCCGCCGCCCCCGCCGACCAGAACGGAAACGCCTTGCAGATAATCAGTTAAATCAACGCCGCCAACACTAATAACAGTAGCGTCCGAAACGTCGTCAACGTAAATCTTAGCCGCGTCCCCGTTTGTATTGTCGTAATCAGTAAGCGTCAACATTTCCAACCCCTTGCCGAATCGCGCTTAATAACTAGCCGATAATGACTTCCGCAACGGTATCAGTAGCAGTTACCGCTTTAACGAAATAGCCAATAGCGGCGTTCGCGCCCGAACCGCTTGTCGCGACAATGGTTTTGTTAGTTCCGTCCCAATAAGCCGCCGCGCCCTGATTAGCAGTAACGCCCGCCGTAATGTCAAGCGCAAACGTTCCCGCCGTAAATACAAGGCCCTTGCCGCCAACCGGGATCGGACTAGCCGCAACGCCGAACAGGTCGTTATTTACGACAATATCACCGGCCTTAATAGCCGCCGCGCCCGCGTTCGTATACACGTAACCCGGTTGCGTATTAATCAATTTACCCATTATGTAAACCCTTCAAGTTAAATATTTACAAAAAAAAGGCGCGTAAGCGGAAAACAGGAAAAAGCCTACGCGCCCGCGCCGCGCCCGTCGAAAGGCAAGCCCGGACGCAACTTACGCTAGGCCGTGCATTTCAACGCGCCGCGGTAATCCTCTTGCGCCACGCCGAAATCGATATGCCCGTCAAACGCAATGCCAAGCCGCCCGATCTCAACGTCAGAGGAACGAACGACCGGGGAATCTTGCCCGTTAAGGAACGCAACCTCAAACGCGGCAAGCTGTTGCGGGTCAGCGAATAAATACCACGTTGTCGCGCTGTAATTCGTATAGTTAACGTATTCAAGTTGCGGAACCGCAACGACTTTAAATCGGTTGCCGTTCGGATTATAATCGCTAGCCGGGGCCGTCGTCGCGTCATAAAACGCCGTAGCCTTAGTAAGCATAAGCGCTTTATCTTCAAGCGACGTCGGAACAAGCAAGATATTAGGCGCAATTCCGAGTTGCTCGTCAGCGTCAACGCCGCGCCCGCGCTTGCGCGAAATGAACGCCGCCCGCGCCGCCGAAAGATTCTCCAACGTAAGCGGGCAAGAGGCTTTAAGGGAACCGTGATCGGCGTGGTAATACGCCTTAGAATCGGCGGTCGTTGCCGGATTCATCAGCAAGCCCCAGCAAGCCTTGTTAAGCGCAACACTAGCGCCGAAGGCCATTTGGCGCATAATGTCGCCGAAAACGCCCAACGCTTCCCCGTTAGTAATCGCTTTGTAACCGAGCTCGTACTGTTTGCCCCAAACGCCCGCCTTAATTTCGAACTTTTCGTCCGACTGTTCGCCGTGCGCAAATTCTTCTCCGTCCTCAATTTCCGTATATTCGAAATTAGAGGAAATCCGCCAACGTTCCGCCGTTTTGAAGTCGTTCACCGATCCAACTTTGAAAACGTCGCGCCATTGTTGCGCGTAAGTATTGAACGCGGCAAGCAATACGGCGTTAGCGTTAGTCGAAAGGATAGAGGAAAGATTCTGCGTACTAAGCGCGGCGCGAACCCATTCTTTGCCGTCGCGGCGTTGTTCCGCGTTCGGGGAGAAACCGCAAGCGGCCTCCATAATCTCCCTAAAATCACGCTTTACAAGCGTATCGGCCGCCGTCAAAATCTGGTCGCCGTACTTCTTTTCCGAAACGGGGAACCCAGCAGAACGCAAGAAGGCAACTTCAAGCGCCTTGCTATCAATACTTTCCGCGTGCTTGTGAACGGCGGGCGCGGCGTTTCTCGACGCTCTAAGCGTTTCTAGCTCGAACTTCTGAACGTCCCAACCTTCACTAATAGCGGCGTTTACAAACTGTCGGTCGCCGTATTGCGCCGCGATTTTTTCGATAGCGTCGCAACGTTCAATTTCAGCCGCCCGCGCCTTGCGCAATTCTTCAAGCTCTTTATTCACGTCAATCGACGCGGTAACGCTAGCCGCCGCTTGAACTTGCGGCGCGTCCTTTTCTTTGTTGTTTTCTTCCATTGCTTTAACTTCCTTAGTTGCGGTAATTTCGGACGACGTATTCCCGTCCGCGCCAAAAAGAACGACGGAACATTCGTAAACGGTAATAGAGCGGGCAACCGTAAGCGGCCCGACTTCCTTGCGCCCGTTGACTGTAACCTGTTCCCCGGCGCGGATGTTGTCGCCTTTATCAATCAGAAAACCGATAGAGGCTTCCCACGGGAACCCGTTGCGGGAACTTGCGATAAATTGCCGCGCCGCTTCACTATCGCAAGAGATAACGCCGTCAAGCTCCAAACGCCCGTCGATAATCGCGCTAGACGTAACGTGCCCAATTGCGTTATTTATATTGCGTATATCGTGCCCGAACACAATCGGCGTTTTATCTTTTTTCGCCTGAATCGCGCCGTTCATATCAACGACTATATCGCCGTCATAGAACGACATACGCGAGCCCGCGTTCGCCACGATGTGGAACTTATGCAAATCGTTAGCCGCTTGCGCTTCAACGAATTGACAAGTAGCTTTAATTCGTTCCATTGTAAACTCCTAATAAAAACAGGCTTGCGCCTATCTAATTCCCCGTTGCCATAACCGCAAAAAAAGTTTAATCTGTTTTAACTCTTTTCTTTTCTTGCAATTAGTAACAAAACGCAATAACCCGCCATATCAAGAAGGGTATCGTCTAACGATTCATTCACCCGCGCCGAGCCCGATTGCTCTAACTGTATAAACCGCGCTATTTTATCGCTTAACCGTACTTTCAGCGCGTCTTGCGCGGATAAACGGGGAGTAAGGATCGGGGCGCGTTGCGCGTTATCGCCGTAATCGGCGTTTTTTCGTAAAAGCGTATTTTCTAACGCTTTACAAATCCGTTTAATTTCCGTCCCCGTCTGAGTCTGAATCCCTAATTGTTTCGTCTTTTGGTTGTAACTCAATGCCGTACTCCTGTTCTAACTCTTTAATTTTAGCGCGTTCCCGCGCAAGTTGCGTCAATTCGTCTTCCCAATCCTTGCCCGCCTTGCCGTATTCGGCGGCAAGCGTTGTCGTAAGGCTGTTAAGCCGTACCGCTTGCGCGTTTGCTTCTTTCAGCGGATCAACGTGTTCAAACCCGTCCCAATTCCATACGGTAAGCGGGCGGCGCGTAATTCTAACCCCGTTCACTAATTGCCATTCTTTAAACCACGCTTTAAACAAGGGATTTAAAACCGCCGTAACACAAGATTTTTGATTCAGTTGAATAAATCTGTGATACTCTTGAAAATCAAGACGCCCGCTTGCGTAATTGTAGCCCGCCGCGCAATGCTTCATAAGCAACCGCGGTAAGCCTAACGCCGCGCCTATTTGGCCGAGCAATTCGTCAACAAAGGCGGGGTAGGTCGTTGTCGGTTGTTCCGCTTTGACTTGCGACGGCTTAAAGCCGACGGGCGCGGTTATGTTCATACCTCTTGAAAATGGTATTTCGGGAAACGGGTTAGCGTCTGAACTTGCGGCGTTAGCGGCGTTTTCAATTTCCGAATAATTGTCAACGTCAAAACCGCCCGTATCTTCAAACGTATCTGTATAAAAGACAATCGCCAAATCGGCCGCCGTTTCAGCAGCAGTAACGACCGCCTTTGTGTAGCGGTCTAAATCGGCGAAACATTCAAGCGCGGGCGAAATTTCCGAGCATCCTCTATGCTGTTCGGGCAACGATTTGCGGAACCAATGGACAATATTTTCGGCCTTGTATATTGTCTCCTCTTGATTTAACGCGCCGCCTAAATTGCCGGGGTGTTCCGTTAAAACGCGATAAGTTACCGGATTGCCCCACTTATCAAGCTGGATGCCGTCAACGTTTAGCGGGTCTGTTTCGTTCCACTTAGCGCAAACGCGCTCGCAGTCAATGGGCGCAAGGTCGAGTCTAACTTCATCAGCGGGGCGGGTTGCGTTGTTATAAAGAACGCCGAAACTTTCGCCGTCTTGAAAACGCGCAAACCGCATTGCCCGCAACTTTTCAGACAGGCGGATGTCGTCAGCCCATTGTGAAAAATCGCCTTCAATCCTTGCGCTTAACTCTTTATCGTTATCCGGCATAATAACTTGCAAACGCGCGCCCGCGCCTATAACCGCGTTCGCGAGCGTCATTGCCGCGCCGTATGCGTAAGGATTGTTGGCTATTTCATAACGCGCCCGTTCGCGCTGTATTCTTCTAACATAAGGATTTAAAGACGCGTCAACGGAGAGCGAATTTGCCCCGATCCAATGTTTCCGATAATCCGGGGACGTTCGCGCGGAATCGTAACTCGTTGCGTTTAGAACTTTAATAACCGCCTGTCCGGGTCTTTTCGCCGTCTGTTTCCGATTGCGCCGCGCCCGTTTCGTTTTATTATTCGCCATTGCTTGCCCCTTTAACTAGTCTAACGGAACACGTTTATAAAAGCCCATACGGGAAATAGCCGACCGCCCTTGTTCTTCCGCGTCTTTTTTCTTTAAGTATTCAAGCGCTTTAATTTGGTCGTTTAGCGAATGTTGCTCAACGCTTCCCGAATCAGTCTGAACCCGTTTCGGCGCGGTTGCGTTTTCTTCAAACGCCGCGAGCCTTGCTCTTTCCTCTTGCGTCATCTCTTTGTCTCCGTTTATCTTACTTTACGGGCAAATGATTTAATATTATTAAACGCGCCAATACGGCGGGAACGTCTAACAAACTGTTTTGCGCTTCCTTGCGGCAATCGCGCCCCTTCCATATTTGCCGCAACCGCCGCGCCGACAAGGCAGTCGAACCAATGGTTATCCGCGCCGCGCCCTCTAATTTTCCATTCGTCAACCTTGCGCCCGCGTGCTTCTGTTGGCACGCAATATTCAGACGCCAAATGACTTGCAAACAGAAGGTGCTCTTCCGGCTTGCCGTCGATTGATAAGCGGCCTAAATCGCCGGGGCGGGCCGCCAACCGTTGAAAAACAAACGTTTTCCAGTAGTTAGTATCAATCAAGACGTGCCGTAACCCGCGCCGTTTCGACTCGTTAGGCATACGCCAATGCGCGCCGACATAATCGCCTTTTTTGATTTGAATTTCCGAAAACGGCTTACTCGACGCGCCTAAATATTGCCCGTGCGAGGGGTTGAGCCTAGCTCTAAACGGGGATTCCGCAATAAACTGATAGACCAAATCCGTCATCGGGCCCCAGTTAGCGTCGATTAAAACCCGCCTAACGTCAATACTTGCGCCGTCGTCGCGGATAAATTCCTTTTCAAAAAAGCCTTTTACCGTTTCTGTTAATCCGGCATATATAGCCGATTCAAGTGTAGTATCGGGGTATACTTGCGATAAGGTAGGGGACGCTTCATTCGCCTGAAAGTATGATCGGCGTTGTTTCGGCGTAACGCCATAATCGACAACAACGCCGTTAAAATCGCGCTCCCAAGCGCATAACGTCCAATATAAAAGGCTTTTATGAACGTCGATAAACGCGGTTAAAAATTGACAAGTTGCCGGAATAACGCCCCGCGCATATCCCGAAACACACGCGGAAACGTTGCTCGCGTCAAAACTTGTGCCGTCCTCTACTTTCAAAGTAGGGGTGTTTTGATATTCTGATAAGAAGGCGGATTCATCACGAAACTTTAAATTCATTGCATTTTGAATCGCGCTAATCTCATCAGAATTAAAACGTTCGGGCCAAGTAGCAACCGCGCCCGCGTCCATTTCGGCGCGGTGTTCTCTATAAAATTCGGTTGCCTTGCTCCCGTCTCCGTCGTTTTGTAATTCGACTTCCCGAATTTGTCGGTATTGATTCCAAAGGTCAACGTTTGTTGGCATTGCGTCAAGTAACTGAAAACGCCGCCCTTTAAATTCGGGATTGCGTGAACGGTCTAAGAGCCGTTGCGCCAAGTCGTTTTCCGCTATAACGGTAATCGTTATAAGTAGCGCAATTTTCTTACTTGCGCCCGCCATACCTAAAATATCGGCTTTTATAATACGTTCCCGTGTATTGCATTGTTCCTCGCTTTGCGCCGATTCGCGGTCTTGCGGGTCGTCAGCCAAAACAAGGTCGGGGCGGCGTTTATCACCTTCCGGCGTTGTATAACTTAGCCCGCGAATGCCTGAGCCCGTCATTCCGCTTGTCATAATGCACACGCCGCTGGAGGGGCTCCCTTCAATTGTAGGCAATACCAAAATTGACGCTTTCCAATTGATCCGCGTGTGCTTGCCTTTATACATTTGCCCGCGTTGACGTTGCGAAATATGCTCAAGTTTTCGTATCGGGTAGCAGACTTCTGGAAAATCTTCTAATAACTTGTCGTTAGTCTCTAACCACGTTTTTAAATCTTCAAGCAAACCGTCCGCCCGGTTAGCGTTAGACGCAATTAAAACGCAAAATTTCCGTTTGCCAGTCAACGCCGCCCACAAGACCGCAAGTTGGCAGAGCGTCGTTTTGCCGGAACCGCGGGGCATTGCTAACGTATATATTTCCCCGTTATTTACAACGCTTTCTATCGTCTTAATAACTTCTAAGTGAATCGAACTCCAAGCCAAATAAAAAACATCTGGGAAATACGTTTCACAAAAGAATTTAAACGATTCAAACGCCCGCGCCCGCCGTTCCTTATTTTTGATTTTAGGCAACGGCGCAATTTCTTGCGACGCTTGAATCGCCGCCCGTTTCCGTTGCCGTTCCGCTTCTAACTTTGCGGCGTAATCCATTTACCTACTTGCCTTTCGTTTCTGTTTCTGTTTCCTATTTTCGGCAGTCAAAGTAGCAACCGCTAATTGTCGGCTTGCTACTAAGAGCAATTGCGCCCGCCTTATCGAGGCTCCAATCGCTTGCCGTTGCGAAACTTCCCCCGCTTTCCGCGCCTTGATAGTAGTAATAGCGCGGTACAATTTCAGACCGTAAAAAACCGCCGTCAAATACGCGGAAATATAGCGCGTTGGAATTGCTAAGCGTTGCCTTGCCGTTTGTTAGGGTTAGCGTTTCCCACGTCTGCAAATCGTCCGAAATTTCTACAACGTAACCCGCCCGCGCCGCAGTAACGTTTACCGTTGCAACGTTTTCGGTAATACTTGCCGCAATAGCAGAAACGCCGCTCGGCGTTGCCGCTACAACGTTAGTAAACGTTAGCCCCGTAAGCGTATCCGCGCAAAAATACGCCCGCCCGCTTGCCGAAACGGAACCGCCCGCCGCGTATAGCTTGCCAACCTTTACGACCGCGCCGTCTGCAATCGTCCCCGCGCTTTTAATATCGGCGTAATTTACGGTTATATCTTGCGAAACGGTAAACGGGGAAACAAGCCAAGAGCCGTCGTAAGCTCCCAACGAACCCGTCCGCGTATGTCCTAGTATATCCGCGCCCGTTGTCGATCCGCCCGTGAGATAAGCAGAACCCGCCGCAAGTCTGTAATCGTTGCCGGAACGATTCACAAAGCCAACCGTGTCAAAGTCGATTTGCCAGTCGTTTCTCCCGTTGAAAAGGCAGTCCGTGCGAGTATAGGCGCCCGGATTGGTAAACGGCACCTCGCCGTCCGTGTCAAACGTGCAACCGGTTAATACAATATCCGGGTTTGCCGCGCTTAGAAACGTAAAAACAGACGCGCTAGCCGCTGTATTCGTATGGGTATTGCCCCAAGCAACGCAATTATTAAACGTTATGCTCGCGCCCGTTGCGCCTGAAACGCCGCGCAAAAAACCGCTATACGCGCCCGTATTGCCGTAAAACTTGCAATTATTGAACGTTAGCGTCGTATTAGCCGAGGAAATGTAAAACGGGCTCTCGTTGCTTGTCGTTCGATAGCCGTTCGCAAAATCAACGTAATCAAACGTTAGCGTATGCCCGCTAGATACAACGCGAAAAAAATAGCCGTTGGATTGACGGTCTAAAATAATACGCTTATTCTTTGCCCCGCGTATAGTTACAGACAACAACGGCAGACCGCTTGAAAGAGCGATAACAATATCGCCCGAATCGGTAAACGTTGCCGGGTCAAAGGTTATAATATCCCCGTCCGTTGCGTTGGTCATAACGTCGCGCAACGTGCCGTCGCCGGAGTCTGCATTGCTTGTAAAGTATAAAACCGCCATAATTTAGCCCGTTTATTCTACCGTTTCAACGTCGTTTTTAACGATAGTAGCGTCGACGTTAAGTGTAAGCGTTTCCCCCTCTTGCAATTCAACGGCGGGCAGAATAATTGCCGTTGACGTTCCGAGGACTTCTGTTCCGTCTATCGTTTCAAGCGTTGCCTTAGCGTTTCCAAGAGCGGCGGTCGCTTGCGACGGGGTGAGCGGTTTAACTTCCCCGTTGACTTCACGCTTAGCTAAGAGAACGAGAACAATTGCCTGCTTCTCGTCTGAAATCCCCGTTACTTGTGTAGGAATTTGCGAAATAATCTCCGACATTTTCACCCCTCTTTTTTCTCCGTTTTTACAACCGATTTTTTAGGCGCCGTTTTCGGCTTTGCCGATTTTACGGCGGGCGCCTTGTCTGATTTTGCCGTTTTTGGGCCCGTAGAACGTTTCTGCGGCGTTCCCGCGTCCTTGCCCGTCTTTTTATCCGTCCCCGCCTTAGAAACGCTTGTCGGGGCCTTTTTGGGCGTTTTTTGCGTCTTTGGGGTAGAAACGGGGATTTTAGGCGCGGTTTTAGGGCTCTTTTTGGCCGTTTTCGGCTCTTTTTTCGATCCCGATTCCGGCGCGGGCGCGGCGTCGATATGCGGGCCCGTTTCCGGCCCTTTGTCGCCGCCTTTATTTTCGACGGTCGAATCGCCCGCGCCCGCGCTCTTTATTGCGTCCAATAATTTGAGAACGCCCGCCGCGTTTTCGTTGACGCAATCGGTAAGCGTTTTAAAGTTTTCGTCAAGTTCCCGGACGCATTTTTCAACGATTGAGACGCGGTTTTGAGTTTTCAATAAATCGCTTTTAATCTCTACCGTTGTTTCCGTATCTTCAATAACGCCGAGCCTTTGTTCGATTGTCGATATAGCGTCCTCAATCGTAACGATATTAGCGTTATTTATATTAGTCGTTTCTGCAAACGGTTTTAGGCGTTCCACGTCCCCGCGCAAACTTTCAAGCGCCCGTTCCGTTGTTTCCCGAAACGTTGTAAAAACTTCCTTTACCGCTTGCAAATCCGCGCTCAAGCCCTTTGTTCCAATAACCGCGCCCGATAAACACTTGATTTTATCGTCAAGTTCTTTGCCGTGCTTTTCGTCCTCACTTGCGCATTTAATAAGGCAAATAATAACCCAACCTAGCGCAATAAAGCCGAAAATAACAAAGAACGTCAGCAGTTTAATATATAAGGCCGAAACCATTAAAGCCCCTTTACTTTAACAACCGCGGCGTTTCGGAACGGCCCGAACGGTCGCGTCCTCACTCACTCACGACCGCCGCCGCGGAAATCTCACGTTTACACAAAATCATCAACGCCCGCGTCAATCGCCGCTAGCGTATCCGTTGAAACGTCAACGGTTAGCTTCTTTTGCGAATTTATCCACGCTAGCGAATAATCGTCGGCGTTAATCGCTAAGTTATTCAACGCCCGCGCCTTGTGCTTTTTCGCCGCGTCCATTCCGGCAAACTTAGCCTCTATAAAATCCGCTTCAAATTCATTACCAGTAAGGCAATAAATCTCATCTTTCGCGCCTAAAATCCCATAGAGAAAATAGGCTTTAAAAACGCGGCGTTTTTCGTCGTTAGTCATTGACATTACGCTGTTTTTCTAATGTAAATACCGCTTGAACCTTACTTTCCGTTTTTTCTAAACGGTCGTTAGTGCGGTAAACCATATTTTGCAACGCCCACAAATCCGCGCTTGTCGCTTTTTGTTTACAACTATTGACGCAACACCCAAGCAGACAAGCGCAAATTAAAAGCGTTTTAACCGTTTCTAACTGTTCTTTCATTCTTTCGCCGTTTCTGTATCCTGTTGTTTAGCGGAATTTGCAACGCGCCCCGCAAAATCCGCCGTATTTTCCGCAACGTTTTGGATTCCGTGCAAAATAAACGCTTTAACCTTTTTAACGCCGCCGAAAAATACCGCCTTTACAAAATCAGCAACCCAAACGCCGAAAACAAACATAAAGAACAGGAAAACAAAGAGTTTAACGCGCAATTTCAAAAATTCGCGTTTAATATCCTTTTTAATCTCTTCTATTTTCGCATTGACGCGCCCCTCAATACTATCACAAATTCCTTCAATCTGCGAATTTAACGCGCCTGAAAGACCGTCCGCCAACTTGCCGCCGATCCGATTTCCAAGTCTATCCCCAAGCGCATTTTCATCAATAGACGGGGCGGGCGTTTGCGGCTCTTGTTTCGGCGTTTGCGGCTCTTGCTCTTTCGCGCCGCCGTTTCTATCTTGCCAGCGTCTATTCGAATCGTCGAAAAAACCCGCTTGTATATAGTCATAAACGGCGGGGCGTGTTCTAAAATCCTCTTGTAATTCCGGTTTAATCTCTTTATCGGGCGGCGCAATGGACGCTGGCGGGGCAACGTCGAAAAGATTAGAGGAAAGAGCGGTCGCAAGATTATCAAACGGGGAAACAAGCGGTTTTTCGTCTGTAACTTTTGGCGCGGGCGGCGTTTCTGTTTCCTCTTTCGCCGTTGCCTTCTCAACGTCTGCAATAATCGCCGCCGATTTATTCGCGCCTAAATACCGTTTAAACTCTTTGTTATTGATATAGACAATAAAGGTCGGCGTTCTATCAACCTTTTTACGCGCCGCAATTTCCGCGCCGTTGCCAATATCGGCTCTAATTTGATTGACTTTATAACCCTTTTTGCGCAGATTCTTTACGTCCTTTTCAGCTTCCACGCAAGGCGGGCAATTATCGGCGGTAAATTCTTCAACGACAACGTAAGGCGCGGCGCATTCTACCGCGTCAGGCGGAATAGGTGAAAAGCCGTCGTCGTCAAAGTTAGCGTTGCGGCCATTTAGACAAGCGTAAAGGTTAGCAATAGGGATCGCACCGCCGCGTGAATCGTCGGAACCTTCCGCGCCAATAAGCCAAGTAAGAACGGCGGTTAGCCAAAGCTCCCCGTCAATATCGGAAATAACCCCGGAACCCGACTGTCCAGGAACGGGCGCTGGTTGAAATAGTAGCGTTGCGCCGTTGTAATAGCCTAATACTTTACCTTTCCAAGCCTGAACGAAGCGGCCTTTAGGCGCGCCCGCGCTTAGAATGTAAGAATTTGCGTCGGGCGTTCCGTCTTTGCCCGCAAGAGCAACAAAAGGCGGGTCAATTCTTTTTAATTCATTAGCGTTTACCGCAATAAGCGCAAAATCGGCAGGCTTTTTCGCGTCGTAAAATCGCGCAATTACTTGCCCGCTAACGCTTTGTTTTTCCCCGTTTGTCCAAAAGTCAAGCGTTGCCCGCGTATTGTTTGTTACAACGTGATAATTAGTCAGGATTAGCGCGTTCCCGCTCTCATTATCAACGCCAATAAAGGTGCCTGTTCCTCTTGCATTTGCTACACTTACACGGCAAGAGGCGTTAAAAGCGTCCTCAAAGTTTTTGGCGCGTCGAAAATCGACGGCATAAACGCAAGTAGCTACAAGCACAAGCGTTAGCGTTAGAAACAAAGTCGTAAATTTACGCATTGTTTTTTCTCCTTTTAAGGCTAATTCCTTTATTCTCCTTGCCTTATAGATTAAAAAAGTTTAATTAGAAAAAAATATTATTTTGAGATATGCAACGAATAATGCAACCGCGCCAAATTTGAGCCCGTAAAAACGCGGGCGCGCATATACGTCGAAGGTTTATTTTCGGGGTTATCAGTCAACAAGATAAGCGGCGTAAAATAACAAGTTAGAAAAACGCCGCTTTTTGTCGGTCAACTAAAAACGCGTTATAAAACGGGAAAAACGGGGAAAAGTGCAACCGATTCTGCAACCTTTTTTTAGTTACCGGAAATAGCGCGTTTGAAATCGGCGGGCGTTGCGTGCAAGTAGTGATCTGCGGCGGTTTTCGGCAAGTGCCCAAGCCATTCAGCCTCGACAATTGCGCCAAATTCGCGCTCTATTTCAATAGCCCTTGACGAGCGCAAATTCTGAATTATGCGCGGCCATTTTTCAACGTTAGCCCGTTTTAACATTTGTTTTATCGTCCAATCAATTTTGCCCGCCGTATCAATTGAGCCCACAAGCGGCGCGTCGTTATCCCCGTTTATTGTCTCAATTTCGCGCCGCAATTCGGGAAACAACGGAATATATCTAACCGCCTTGCCTTTATTTTCTGTTTTCGGACTTGCGATTCTAACGCGCCCCGTTTTAAAGTCAACGTCGGCAAACGTTACAAGCGGCGCTTCCATTTTACGCAATCCGCCGAAACGATAAAGCGCAAATAATACACGCTCGACGGGCGGCGCGGGCGCGAGTATCTTCTCGACTGTTTCACGGTCGATAAAGTATTCCCGCGCTTTATTTAACGTGCGGCCTATCTTGTACTCGGCAAGCGGGGAACGCTGTAAATAGTTCTTTTTAACCGCCCAATTGACAATTACTTTTATACCTCTTGCGAAAATCTCAAACGTATTTTCTGAAACGTCGCGCATTTCCCCGCGTATTCTTTCAAGTAGCGCCGCGTCTAATGTTTCAATCGGGCTATTTAAATCTATAAAACGCGCTAGTTTATCAATTGCCCAAATTCTAAGGCCAACCGTTGACGCTTTGTGCGTTTGCGATATATCCGAAAGAAACTCGTTGCAAACGTCTTTTATTGTCTTAACTTGCGGCGTTTCGATTAGCCCCGCCCGTATAAAACGGGCGCGTAAATCGGGCGTTAAGTTGTTTAAATATAACCACGTTGCAGTATCGACCGCCCGCCCCGTCTCGATTGCGTCGAGCGTCTCTTGTACGGCGTTGAGAACACGTTGCGCTTGTCTTTCGTTGTAACCTTTTGGCAAGTATAACGCCCGCCGCCTTGCGCCTAATGTGAATTGAATTATAAACGCCGTACCGCTCTTGCGTTTCCGTTTCTGAATATTCATTTTAGCCCCTGTTTTCTGCATAAAAAAACGCCCGGCAAGGTTGCCGGACGTTCCATACTAGCAAAAAACGGGGAAAGAATCAAGCGCGTTTTTTAATCCCGCTCGTTAATCCAATTCTCTAAGCGAGTTACCGTTGTATAATAGCGTTTGCCTAGCTTGCGGGCGGGCAAGCCCTCCTGATGTATATACCTTATAACAGTAGGGATCGCAAGCCCTAACGCTTGCGCAATATCTTCAAGCCCTAATATTTCCGTCTTGCGCTCTTGCGGCGTAGTCTTATGAACCCATTGCCCGCCGTTCGGAATGAAAACGGGTTTATAATAATCGCGTCTAACTTCATTCATCATAATTATCTAACCCCACAAAAAGCGGCAAATCATCAGCGGGAACAAGAACGATTTTAAAACCGTGCTTATCTGCAAATTGTACCGCCCTTTTAAACTCTTTAATAATTTGCGATACACGTCCCTTAGTTAGGTGATGTTTAACCGCGACGGGTTTTTGTTTGCCCGTCGCTAAAAAATCGCAAATTATAGCTTGTTTATAAAACGGGAACCGCTTAATAACACGTTGTACAATTTCATTTTGCGCAACGTCAACGGGCGTTTTCCGCTTGTCTTGTATATCGACTAACTCAACGCGTTCGTGCGCCGTCTTACGTCTTGCGCCCGTTTCATTGTGCAACTTGCGCAATAACTTGCCGACAATCCGCAATTTCAAATAAGAAAATATTTCCTTATCCGATCGCGTTTCATCAAAGTCGATCTCAGTTGCTAAAATATAGGAATCGTTTAAAGCGTCGTCGTAATAATCGCCGCGCCGACATTTTGCGCAAAACGCCTTAGCGCTTGCCTTAGCAACCTTTTCGATTTTCAAAAAATCATTTTGGAACGTGTAACGCATTAGAACAGCAAACTTTCCTCAACTTTGCGCAACGTATCCTTAAACCCGTATTCGTAAGTTTTTAGGGAATCGGTAAGGCGGCCGCGGCTAGCTTCTATAAAATCGGGTGAAAGGTCAATGCCAACGTAATCTAAACCCAATGAAAGCGCGGCGATACCCGTTGAACCGGAACCGTTAAACGGGTCTAAAACCGCCCGCGCATTATCCGGCAAGATTTTCAGCCATTCGGCAATAACGGACGGGTCTTTTTGCGTAGGGTGTATTCGGTTAGACGTTGGAGGCGCGCTTTTTCGTATCACGCAGTTATTATTCCACTTATCGCTTTTATCTTTCCCGACCGTACCCCAAACGCAAAACTCGGCGCATTGTAGAATTTGCCCCTGATTCGGGCGGCTGTTAGTTTTGTCCCAAACGGTAAGTCCGCGCCAGACATAGCCCGCCGATTGTAGCGCGTCTGAAAAGATAGGAATTTGCCGCCAGTCGCAAAATATGAAAACGTAGGCAATATCGTTAAGCAACGGGCGGGCGGCGACTAACCATTGCCGCGTAAAGGCTTCAAGCGCGTGCTGACTCATATTATCCGAAAACGAGCCCATTTTCTTTTGCTTATCAACGTACTTTTGAATACCGCGCCCGCAAGTTATTTCCGCGACTGTTGTTCCGCCTGAACAGTAAGGCGGATCGGTGAAAATCGCGTCGAACTTGCGCCCCGATTCTGCAAGCCGTTCAATTTCCGTTATACAATCGCCGCAAATCAATTCGAAATTAGGCATTAGAACTCGTCCCCCCCGTTTTCCTCTTGCCCTTCAAAAAGGGGAGTCGCGCCCGCGTAAACGTGCCCAATTCCCGCCGCCGCTTCAAGTTCTTTTTGGAACGTTTCAAGCGTTCGCGTTTCCGCTTTCAATTCGTCTTTAAGCGCCTTAATTTTAGCGCGTTGCGCGTCGATAATTTCAGCTAGCTTTTTGAGCCTATCTTCAAAATCAAGATATTGCGTACCGACAACGGCGGCGGGGTCAATTTCCGCGTTTTCCACGTCAACGTTAAAAACATTCTTTGCCATTCCTGTTTCTCCTAGTTTTCTAAGGCTTTACGATTGATTTTAAAAACCTGTTTAGGCCGTCCGACTCTCTTGCCGTCTTGCTCTTGTTGTATTGTTACCCGTTCTAAAATATCCGCGTTTTCTAAATTGACTATTGCCAAATCGCGCAACCGTTTAGAACGTATTACTCTACAAATAGCGGCGAGCGGGATTGTATCTTCATAAATACTGGAAATATAACGGCGCAAATCTTTTGTGGATTTATCCTCGTCATCTTCTGCGATCTCATTTGCGTCTAAATACTTATAAATTTCGTGCGTATATTGCACAAAATCAAGCGCCTTTTTAACCGCGTCCACGTCAATCTTTAGCGCGTTCTCATTCGGGCCAAATTGACTGCAAGCAAAAACAAGCGCGTATTTTGCGGCGTGTTCGCCCGCCCGCCCGACGATAGTTTTGTAAGCCGTGTTTTTTATCTCGTCTAACGACAAGTAAATATTATCTTGTTCCCGTGAAAATTCGCGTAAAATATCATACGCGGCGCGGGTTATCGGCACATTATAAGGCGTTGCGTTTACTGGTATTTCCGTATTATTGAACGCAAGCCAACCCGCAACGTTATCAACAATAGCCTTGGGCAACGATCCACGTTTCGAATTTTCCGCGACATTCTCGCGTTCTTCCCAAGTAGGAACGCGCAACGGGGAGTCGGAACTGCCGACAACGAAAGAACAACGCGCAATAAATCCGTTCTTTAAAATACGCCCGTTAAACGCCGTTCTAAATTCCGCAAAATTCGTAACTCCATAAAGAGAAAACGCGGGCGCATATACGGGCGTTAAGCTCCCGCCGCTTTCCTGCAATTTTCGAACGCTTACAGGCGGCAAAATTGAGTCGTTGTACTTACTGTATATCTCCGTCCAAGAGTCAAGAAGACGCGTTCTAACTCCCGTTGACCGCTCTTGTTGTACGCAAGTAAGCCACGCGCCAAATTCATCTTGTAATAAAAACTGTTTGCCCGTAACCGTCAAACGGTCATAGAACGCTTGAACGCTTTCGTATTGATTCGCAACTTCCAAAATGCCTTGATTGTTAAGCCGTAAGATTTTAGAGTTAGCCTCAATGCCCGCGCCCTTACCGCTTGACGGCGGCGAAATCGCAACCATATAAACGGCGGGACTTGTCTTTGAATCGTAGGCAACGCGCCGCGCTAGGATATGCCCGAAACTTGCAAACGCGGCGGCAAACGACAGCGCCCGCTGTTCCCGGTAAGATATTGCGTCCGTGTAATCTATAACCGCTTGTAAATATCCGCCCGGATTAGCGCAAGAAACAGGGAACTCAATATCGTAAATCGTTTTAGTAACTTGCGGCGCGGGCAATTCGGGAACGTCGATCCGGTCAACGGGGACAACCTCAAAAGGAACGCTGTAAAGTTGCTCCGTTCTTTCGTTTGCGTTCTTAGCAATATCGGCCGCCGCCGCGGATTCGTCGCCGCCGTATTCAAGCGCGGCAAGTAAGGCAAGCGGGGTATACGTCGCGCCCTGCAAGAGCGGCGCGGCGTTGCTTGTAAAGACGTAAACCGCGCCGGAGTCTGTATCTACCGTTGCGGAAATTCCCCGCGCCTTGCCGGGGCGGCGCCACGTCTCTTTGCCTTGATAAGTTCCAACTAGTTGCCAACCGTACTTTACGAGCAATTTTCGCGCCGCGTCATCTTCCCGTAAAAATTGCGCAACGTCGAAAGTGTCTGACGCTTTATTAAAATCATAGA